CGCCTTGCCGCCGTACATGATAAGCTCAGGCCGGTAAGCGTCGCCGACGACGGCGAGGCCTCCAGGGTGCGGCTTGCCCTTCGTGCCTTCGGCGTAAGCCTTTATCGGCTGGGCGAGGGCCGCCGCAAGCTGTATCGCTCCCATAGCGCCGACGAAAACGGAAAGCGGTATGTTCGGGGGATACATCGCGAGAGCCTGCATAATGCCGAGGGCTGTGGAGATGCCTATCTGCGAGATTTGGTTGGCTTTCTGCGCCACGGCTTTCTTGTATTCGAGCGCCGATTTCTTCTTCTCCAGTTCCTCCTGTTTCTTCTGCGTCGCCACGGCGGCGTCGCGCTTGCGGATTTCGGCTTCCTCCGCCGTTATCGCGCCCTGCTCGGCAAGGAGCGTAATCTGCTCCACTTCCTTGTCGTAGCGTTCCTGTTCGGCTTCCATAAGCTCGTCTATCTTGGCGATTTGCCCGTCGTAGACCGAACTGACGAGGTCTCCGATTTGCGAGATAGCCTCGCCCGCCTTCTGCACCCAGTCCTGGAGCATCTCCTGGCGTTTCTTGTGTGCCTCCTCGTCGGTCTTTACGGTGTCCTCTATCGCGTCCTTCTCCTGTTCGGCGCGTTGCTTGGCGAGCTGTGTCGTCGCCTGCGTGAGTTCGCGCTGAAGCTGTTCGCGTTCCTCCTCGCTGAGGTTCTCCACCGCGAGTTCGTCCTGTATCGCGGCTATCTGCGCCTCCACCGTCGCGTTGGCGTACTCGTTGTCGAGGCGTTCCTTGTCCTTGTTGAACTTCTCCGTTATCTTCGCGGTGTCCTCGCCCTTCTTCTGCGCCGTTCTCAGCGCCTCTGCGTACTCGTTGTAGAGCGCGGTCACGTTGTCCTGATACTCCTTGTCGCGGATAATCTGCTCCTCGGCGGCGGCTTTGGATATGGTCTCCACCTCGTGGGCGGCGACCTTCTCGTCTACGGCGGTCTTGTCCTCCTCGTATTTCTTGAGCAGGTTCATTTTGACCTGGCTCGTCGCCTCGTTTACGAACTTGACTTGTTCGTTGTACTCCTCCTCGCTTATAAGCCCCGCGTCGAAGGTCTTTTTCAGCTCGGCGAGCGTCTTGACGCGCTTTTCCTCGGCGGCCTTGTAGTTAATCGCCGCCTGTTCGTCGATGGCGTCCTTCGTCAAGTCCGCCCACTCCTTCGTGCCTTCCTTGAGCGTGTCGGACTGTCCCTTTATCGCCTGGAGGATAATGGAGTCCACTTCCTTCCTGATGTCCTCCGCCGCCTTGACGGACTCGGACTTGTTGGACTTGGAGCTGCTCTTGGTCGGTTTCGTCGTTCCGCCGCCCGCGAAATTGGCTGGTTCGAGACCGCCGTTGCGGACGAAGGTTTCCCACGCGACCTTACGCATATCGTCATACTTCTTGTTGACGGCGGCTATCGTTTCGAGCGCCGCCTCGTTGCCCATAGCCCTCGAACCTGCGTTGACGGCCGAGGTGTCGTTTACGATATAGTTTCCCTGTACGATAACCCTGCCGGTTTCGGGGTCTATAGCGTCGTTCTCTTTTGTGAAAGCCGCACGGCTTACTCCGTGCTTGAGCATCTCATCCACGACGGAGGCGTTCACACGCTCCCCGGGCTTATAGAGCTTATACTTGAACGTGGAAAGTTTTTCGAGCTCCTGGAGTTCGAGCTGGGTTAAGCGGACGTATTCGGCGTAACCCGCCATCGCCATAGCGCGGCGCTTTATCGCCTGTTCCACCTTGCCCGTGTTGTCGTGTATCAGTTTCTCGGCGGAGGTGACGTCGCCTATCTTCTCGCTCGCTCCGTATGCGGCCTGCGCCAGCGAGTCGAAGTCCGACTGGTTGTCTTTGAGGTACTGCTCCTTCTTCTTCAGGTCGTCGCCGAGGGCGTTCCACTGCTCACGCATCAGCTTGTACTTGGCAATCATCTCGCCTGCGGTGTTGCCGAACGACTGCGCCATGTTGTCCATCGACTCCTTGCGCTCCTCGGCGGCTTTCTTCGCCTCCTCATCCGCTTTCGTCGCCTCCTTCGTGGCCGAAGTGTAGCCGATAATCAGTCCGACTACGGCTATAATCGCGGTCGCCAGCAACACATACGGGTTGGCTTTCGCAACGGCGTTGAACGCCGCCTGCGCTATCGTCTGCGCCTTCGTCGCCCCCGTAGCGGAAACGGTCGCCGCCGTCTCAATCTTCGCGGCAGCCGCCGCCGCCTTGCTCTGGATAATGGCGATGCCTTTCATTATGTTCGACTGCTTCTGCAGGGAGTTCTGAATGACGGTCAAAGCCTGAACGGCCTGCATCGTGGCCTGAACTTTGAGCATAGACTGCTCCAACGTGTCGTTGCTTATTCCGAGGGCCTTTGCCGCCGAGGAACACAGCCCGAACGTCGAGGCCATAAGTTTTCCCGACTCGATGAACGTGTCGAACATTCTCGTGTCGCTCGCACCTGCGGAGATTGAGGCCTTGACGTCGTTGAGCGCGTCCTTGTACTTCGAAGCCTGCTCGGTGAGCTCGATAATCTTGTTTTTCAGCTCCTCGCCGACGGCGGACTTCTTTTCGGCGTCGGTCATTCCCTCGTATTGCATCGTAAGCTCGACTATCGTGTTGGTCAGTTCCTTCAGCTCGGATTTGACCGAAGTGCTGGCGATGGCGTAGTTGCCCACGTTGCGCTGGAACTCTCCCATGTCGGCGGCGAGGTCTTTAAGACGCGCGTCGAGGCTCTGGATTTCCTTCTCAAGAACCTTGCCCTCTGCGCCAGCCTTTTCCTGTTCGTTGAGCTGTTTCTGCGCCTGTTTGAGCCTTTCGAGCTGTTGCGAGAGCTGTTGGTAAGAACCCTCCGCGGCGTTCATCTCTTTTGTCTCGACTGCGAGGGTGCGCGAAAGGTCCTGCATGGCGAACTTCGTGCGGTCGTATTCCGCCATGAGGGCGGCGCGCCGCTGTGTTGCCTGCTCGGTGGTCAGCATTCCCGCCTGTTCCATCTTCGTGACCTCCTTCTGCATCTCCTTGTTCCGCTTGAGCTCTTCGGTGTACTTCGCCATCATGCGGTAGTTCTGCTCTCGGCTTCCAAGTATGCGGTCGGCGATGTCCAAAGCCTGCTGGTTCTGCTGGAACGCCTCGCGGTTCGCCTTGTTGAGTTTCTCCTGTTCCATCAGCTGGCGGCTTATCGTGTTCGAGGTGTTCGCGATAACCTGCTGCTGTTGCTGCAACTGCTGCGTGTACTGCTGTGTCGCCTGTGCCGCCTTCTGCATAGTGACCGCCGAGAGTTCCCTCAGCCTGTCGAGGTCGCCCGACACCTCCACTGGTATCTTCAACCCTTTGGCGAGCTCCATCGCGCACTCCTTGAACTGGCGGAGCGTCGCGTCCATCTTGCTGTCGAGCTCGTCGAGCTGGTCGAGCGCCTGCTGCGCCACCAAATCGGTGATTAGTGTCTCGTTTGCCATGTTTTCCGTTTAATACTGCGTTATTATCTCTTCGATTTCTCCCTTTATCTCGCCGCCCTCCCCGACGAAGCAGTAAGTCCCGTCGGGCATGCGGTACAAGACCTGCGGCTCGTCCAAGAGGACTGCCGCCTTCTTGGCGAGTTCCCGCTGCTTTTCGCGGTCCCTCTGCCACTTCTGCACGGCGCACCTACAGGCCATCGTACCATCGGCGCAGCGCCGGCATTAAGTAAACCGCGTTGAAATGACCCACGGCGGGCTCGCTCAGCCCGAATATCATCGGACCGTACTTGCGCTCCACCGCCGGACCCCCGTCCCAGCCCTGCGTGAATATCTCCACCCCGTTCGGCGTGGGCTTCGCCGTTATCGAGCCGTGGAACGTGCCGACGATGAAAAGGTTCGGAGTGTCCGCGCCGCGCGGCGGAAGGTTGAGCTTGTCGCCGGCTTTCGGCGGCGTTATCCGCATCTTCCACGCCACATACCTTTCGGGGTGCAGGAAGCACGACACCCAGTGCCCGATGTCGTCGTCGTAATATCCCGCATTGGCTTGGCGGAAATACGGGTCGTCGCTGTACGACGGGTAAAGCGGAGCCCCGTTCCCGTCGATGCCCGAATACAACTGCTCACGCACCGACTCGACCATGTCGTGGCGGTTCTCGTCCATACACCTCGCTATCTCCGGGCGGATGCCGTCCCTGGCGGCGCGTATCCTGTCGCGCATCTCCTGTATAGTCATCTCTTCGCTTTTAATAAAAAGGGACACGTCGCGGTGGCGTGCCCCTTTCGTGGTTAATTACTCTTTTTTGGCTTTGCCTCTGCTTTTCTTTACTTCGGCAATCCGACGGAAGACGTCCGCCAACATCTTCCTGCGGGTTTCCTCGTCTCGGTCAAGCCAGAAGGCGGAGAGGTGGCTTTCGATGAACTCCCCCTCCGACATCTTCCTGACTTCCTCCTCGACGAAGGTCACTCCATTGTACTTCATCACGCAGTGTACTGCTCGATGCCGTAGATGCCTTTGGCACAGAGCGCGGATGCGAGCTTGAGCGACGGAGCGGTTACACCGGTTCCGAGCGTGAGCGCGAGCACTTCATTCTCGGCGTCGTAGGTGGCGGCGGTAACTCCGTTGAGCACGTTGGACGCGTTGTCGGCGATGAGCGCGCCGAACTTGGCGGTCGCGTCACCCTTGCCGTAGTATTCCACGAGCTTGTAGTTGCTGGTGTCACCCTGTTTGACGAGGGTGACGGGCATAAGTCCGTAGACCGCGGTGCGGGCGCTGAAACCGAGGGGCACCACGTCGAGCTTGAGCATATACTCCTCGACGTCGATGTACGACACGTTCACGGCGAGCGAAGCCTTGTCGCTTGCGCCCGGGTGGTCGTTGCCCGAAGGATAAATCGTCACGGGGATGCCGGCGAGCGTGTCGGTGCCGTCGTCAAGGCCGTAAAGGTTGTCCTTCGCGTCGATGAGGTACATGTCGAACTCCTCGTCCACGTTCTTGAGGATTACGGCGCGGAGATAGTGGCGGAACTTGTCGAGTGTGAAGGCGTCCGTGCGGGCGCTCACTCCGTTGTAGGTGTTCGGTCCGTAGCCCACCTGCGAGGTCTGCACTTCGCCGCCGTTGGGTTCCCAGTTCACGATTTGGGGGAAACCGTAGGCGCGTCCGGGCAGGTCCGCGTGGCATTGGGCGCGGAGTTCTGCGAGAGTGCCGTACTCAAGCTTCTCCCCGTGCTTGGTGAGCAGGACGTACTTGATTTTGTCGTAATTGATGTCGCATTGCGACACGCCGGTGAAGAATTTGTTGCCGGCACAGGTTCTAATTCTCATAACTTATAAGTTGTTGCACGTTTGGTTGTTTACTTTAATTTCGAGCGAACGAATGTCGATTGCGTCTATCGGCTCGCTCACTTCCTGGCCGCCAGGGGTCACCGCCCCGTAGCGCCCATAGTCGAAGTTCTTGCTCATCGTATGCGGGACGTATTCCACCTGACCGTAACCCCAGTCGAAACGGGGGTCGGACAACAGCGTCTCTATCAGCTTCCCGTATATGGGAAGAAGGACGCGGCGGAACGACGTCTCCATACGCTTCTCGTTGCTCCACTCCTTACGGGAGGAACAGGCGATTATCAGGTTCAGCTTGGTGCGGTACTGGTAGTCGGGGCTGTCGACGGTCACCACATTCGGCGTCTGCATCGCTATCAAAGGGAACTTAACTGGCATTGCGTTCGCCCCCTTCGACCGCACGTCGAGCATGTCCTTGACGTACTGCGCCGAGCCGTAGATGTAGTTGATGTCTATGCCTTCGGCTTCCTCGGCGCTTCCGTCGGGTCTCGTCCTCTTTATGGTGACGGCCTTTCCGACGGTCTCCACCACCTCCCTGAATATGTCCTCTATCTGTTCCATTATAAGTTGAGCGGATTAACGGGTTGTGTCATCTCGACCGAATAGAAAACCTCGAAGTCGCTACCCTTCGCCCATTCCACGAAGTCGCGGTTCAGCTTCACCATGTCGTTCCACACCCTCGCCGTGCGCTGGCGCGGACTCTGCGGCAGGTTCGCCGACTTCAACAGGACGAGTCCGGTGACCGTCATGTTCTGGTTCGCGTCGCCCGCGAGCTTGTAGTAGACATAGTGGGCGAAGGACGGACGCAGACGGGAACAGAGTTCCTCTATCCTATCGTCCGTGTCCCACGCGTACTCGTCGAAACCGGCGAGGTACTCGGAAACCTGCGAGGCGAGGGTCTTGCCGAGCATCTTCCTCAGGAACTCGTCCTGATACCGCACGATGTACGCCGTAACGCACTCCTGAACGGCACAGGCGTTGTTGTCGAGGTCGTCGGTCGGCCTTGCGTTCTCAATCTGCAGGGGTCCTGCGTAGAAATATGAGCAGTCTATGAGGTTCATCTTTATTCAGTCTTTGGCTTTTTTCGGCGCTTTCGGCGACTTGGTGTCGGCGGGCTTGACGTCCTTGCTGTCCTCGACAGCAACGTCCTTGCCAGCCTCCACGCCTTCCGCCCCGTCGAGGGGGGAAACGATGAGTTCCCCCTTCGCGATGCGGATGCCGTTCTCACGAAGCACCTTGTCTACAGCCGGTCCGGATATGACGTACTTCATACATTATCCTCCCTGTTGTTCATCCTGTTGCACCTCGCTGAAGGTCGCGGTGACCGTCACGTTGCCGTCGGGCATCGTGAACTTGCCGTTCTCAACCGATACCTCGGTTTCGCCCTTCATTACAGTGATGCTGCCCAACTCGTAGCCCGACGCGGGTGTGGCGGTGACGGTGACTTCGTCGCCCTCACGCGCCTTTCCCGACGGAGAGGTGGCGGCGGTGCCGTTCTCGGCTTCCGCCACTGTGATGTCGTGTTCGGGAGGAAGGACTGTGACGTTGCACACGTCCTTGTATGTCGTGCCGCCGACGGTAATCGACGCGCTGATAACGGCATTGCCCGCCTTCAGCGCCGTGATTGTGCCGCCGTCAACGCTCACGGTCGTGCTGTCCGACGACGCCCACGAAACCACGCTCCCTTCGGGAAGGAAGGAAACGGAGAGCTTCTTGGTGCCCGACACCTCAAGCGTGACCTCCGACGGGTCGACCACTATCATGGCGGCGACGTCGCGCATCTCCACGAAAGTTATTTCGCCGAGAGCCTTGCGGATGCGGTTCTCCTGAAGTATCTTCGCCATCGAACTGCCCGACACGGCGTATATCTTTCCGTTCACGGGGTCCATAATCAGTCGGCTGTGATTGCGGTTTTAACTGAGTCCAAAGAGCCGTAGCTGAAAGCCCAAGGCATATAGACGGGGAAGATAATCTCTTCCTGAGCGATGAGCTCGACGTAGTTTTTAAGCTTCGTCTGCACGTCTTCTGCCCATTCGAGGGAAAGCGCGGTGTAGTCGATGAGGTTGGCCGCGTTGCGGAAGTCGCCCACCAGGTACTTGCCGACGGGGATTGACGTCATTTCAATGACGGGGATGCCGCCGATGTACTTGATGTTGCCGCTGCCGACAACGAGGTCGAGGTTGCGGCCCGTGGTGTCCTTCTCAGCCATGATTGTGTTCACG